CTCGTTCCAACTGTCCATCTGTAATAGCAGAAACAGAAGGTGCTTCTTTTAAACCCGCTTCTTTTATAAGAGCATCAAGGGCTGCAGTAGTGCTATCTTGTGCTCTTTGTTGAACCTTCACTAGTTGACCTAACTTGTTTATCTCAGTTTGTATTAACAAAAGTAGATTAAACTCTTGTTTCATTGGCTCTGTTAAGTCTTTTATAAGATATTCTTTGCCGTTATAGTTAACTCGTTCTATTTTCTGATCTGCCATAAATACTCCTTATTTAAAAAATCTATTTAAGTTCTTCAACTAATTTAAGGTCATAAGCCTGTTGTACTTGTGCATCTTCCCCTGTAGCTAAAGCTATGTTGTTTGCGTTGCAATGAGCCATATTTATAGCGAGTATATCTTCTTTGGCAATTCTCGCTCTGTTGGTTGCTGCATTAGTAATCCAGTCGTCAATATCAACCATAACAGTTTTCATTGCTTTTACCTCTGTGTCTGTAAGTGTAACTGTGTAATCTGCCATAATTTTCTCCTTTTTATCCTATTAAAAATCCACCAAAGTGGTTTTGTACTGCTTGAGATCCTGCCCAACCTGAACTTGTGTTTGAGTCATTTACAAATAATGTTACATAGTCATTTGCCGCCAAAGTAATTATCAATGAACCATCTACCCTACAATGTACTGCATTTATTTTATGTTGTATAAAGTCTTTTACTGATGAATTATTCTTTCTAAAAGACCAACTTACTTGTGTTACCGAACTACTCGAGTCATGTGTCATAACACTTCCTGTGAAAAAGTATACACCCGCTACTGGAGCTGTAAACTTACCATTTGAAGTATTATAGTGACTTCCTACATTGGTGTCTGCAAAATCACAAACCCACACTTGGTCATCTGAAAGATAGCCTGCATTACGGGCGACTCCAAACTTAGGCTGTTGCGGAGTTGTTAAACGCCCACCAGTATCAATATTTAGAGCGTCATTAGCACTTGCTCTTATAGAAAGAGCATTATAAGCACTTGCTGTATCACTATATCCTATGATGTCTGCACGACCGTCTGTATTATTTACAATAACTAAACCTTCTCCATTGCTACCCTCAAACGAACCAATGTTTGTTCCTGCTGATTTGACATGAAGTGGTCTAGCAGGTGTGAGTGTGCCTATGCCAACAGAACCACCATTTTTTACAGTCAATCCAGTTGAACCGTCATCACCTAATGTAATTGTGTTGTCTGTTGAAGCTGAACCTGCATTACCATAAAGACCTTGTGTTGATGTTGTACCGTTATTTGCTTTAACTTTGAGTTGTACTGGTACGGTGTCTCCGTTTGCGTTTGACTCAAATATCGTTGCTACAGAACTTGTATGTCCGTCTGATGTTGTTGGTTTGGAAAATGTTACAACTTCACTACTGCTTATTGTTATAGCTGTAGCATCTGCACTAGATGATATTCCGTCAACACCACCCCCACCAGAAACGACCAAATCTATCGTTCCGTCTGAGTCTTGATATGTAGCTGTAATATCTGTTTCAGTATTGCTTGAGAACATCGCCCCAACCGTATCTTGTATTACTTCAGATAAGTCTATGTTTGCCGTTCCGTCAAAGGAAACGCCGTGAATAGTACGGGCAGTTGCTAAAGCTGTCGCTGTTGCTGAGTTACCTGTCGAATCTTCATTAGCTAGTGTTTCTAAAACCAAAGCTGTAACTCTTAGTTGTGCTTCGTCTCCTGAACTAAAAGCCCTAGCAGAAGTATTATCTTGAGCTCGTACTATCGTTAAAGTATCCCCAGAACGGGCTGTACATTTGCATATTTCGTTATTAGTCCCGTCGTCAAACGTTACAAAGAAAAATTCACCAGAACTTAGGCTGGGAAAAACACTACCGTCAGTAACCGTAGCACTTGTCGCTGAGTCACTAAGACTCGATGCAAGAGTGGTATTGGCATTGTTTTTTAAGACAATTCCCACAGTAAAAGCCTCCTATCTTTTAACTAACTGTTACTGTCCAGGTAATTGTCATAGAGTCAGATGCACCCTTGTTTACAACTGAGAACACTGTTCTACAAAGCATTGTGCCTCCGGAAGACGCATTTAACAGCGCAGCTTCTGTAACAGCTCCTGTCCCTGTACCTGCTGCAAAAGTTGCAACGTAAGTCACAACAGCAGAGGAAACGTTTGTACTTGTAAGAGCAACTCTTCCAAGTTCACTTCCCAATGCAGTGTCACTAGCAGCGGCTGCCGTAGAACCGCTACCAATAGCCATATGAGACATAGCAGTAGCAGAAGCATCTTTTATTCTAGAAGCAACATATCCCTTACCAGCAGTAACCACTAAGTTATCAACTTCTTGAACAACCTCTCCATTTAGAGCAATTGCTAATTTACCTTTTAGTTTTAAATCATCGTTTATCATTTGAGCTCCTAATTTAGTGCAAATGTGTTTAAAGCGGCAGTATTCAATACACTTGAACCACCAGGCTCAAGTAGGACACTTACCGATTCAGATATTGTAGCACTATCTGAAACAGATTTGCCAAAACTATGTACTAAACTTTCTGCTATAGAGGAAGAATCAGTAAAAGTGTTAATACCAGTAACACTAGGGGAATCAGATAAACTAAAAGAGTCGGCAACGGTCCTAGCAAGGCTATGAGCAATACTCTCGGAGACAGTTGCGCTATCTGTAATACCGGACTTACTAACACTAAACGTTTGTGTATCGGTAAAACTAAATATGTTATTTTTATTTATACCAGTTTCTGTAGCTAAATCATCACTAGCGCTAGCAGCATCATCTAAAGACGTGCCATCAGTAAAGGTTCTAATAAAAGTAACTACTCTCGCTAGAGATTCTGACATACTAATGTCGCCTATGTCCTCTACACCCTTGCCTACACTTCTAACTTCAGAATCCGAGAAAGATACAGATTCACTTTGAGGAACAGATACTAACTTAGCTAATTCTTCAGACACAGCGGTACTATCACTTTTTGCTAGTTCTGGACCAAGAGCTGGAGAGTCAGTAAGACTTGGAGCATCCGTAAAAGTCCTGTTGAAGTCCAGAACTCTGCTAAGACTTTCAGTTATAGTAGGGGCATCAGTAAGTCCAACGCCCGTAGCTTTAGTTAGTTCCTCTGTTATAACTGGGGTATCTGTTTTTGCGAGACCTACACTTAAGACTTCTGAGTCAGTAAATGAAAAACTTTCTGCATTTGGAGAGTTGTTTGCAGCAAGAAAATAAAGGTTTTTACTATCTGCATCTAGGAATACATTTGCAGCTTGTAGATCTGTAAATTGTAATAAACCCTCTAAATCTGTAAATGTCAGGACAGATTTAAAATTTTGAAAAGTTGATACAGGAACCAGAGAGTCTGTATCAACTACTACACGTAAATTACTATAGTCGACAATGACTTTGAAGGCCATTTAACACCTCCAACGTCTTCTAGCTTGTCGTAATCTTGAGTTAGGATTTTTCGCTGCTTTAGGGAACTTCTTCATCTGTCCTGCTGATCTAGCGCAGAAAGACTTTCTTCTCTTAGCAGCTTTACTACCTTTTTTTACTTTTCCTGTAACAGCAGTTTTTAATTTAGAGCCTGGATTCAGCCTCCTATAGGCTTTTACGCCCGCTCTAGTCATACCCGCGCCAGATTTAGTAGAACGAAAGTTCTTCTTATTTCTAGCGGGCATTTTAGCCCTTCTTCTTTTAGTTGCCATTAATCGAAGTCGTCTCTTACCTTAAACTTAATAAAGTCTTGAACTGTCTGTATGTTGCCGTCTGACTTAGTAAACTCTATCTCACCTTCGTATGTACCTGCAGCAGTCCAAGTCCCAGAGGGGAAAACTAGACTACATTCGCCTGAAGACGGGCTAGACAAAGTAGCAGTTATGGTAGAAAGAACTGTAGTAGTTCCTACCTCTCTTATACGTAATTTTACAGAGCCCCCTGTTAAGTTAACAGCGGCCCAAGTAGTGTTATCTTCTTCGTCTAAAGTCTTGCCTGAAGCCGCAGTATTGCTGTCTTTCAGGGTAAAGTTTAACTCAGGTAAAGTATCACCTACTACTAATTTAACTGTACTCGAATATGCCATTTCAAAATTATACCTTAAATTTAATCAAATCCTCCTATTTGATTGTATATAGGAGTCATGTCTCCAAACTCTAAATCTCCTTTCAATAAATCGTAAGCTTTTTCAGCTGAAGGGCCAAGCGGACTGATCCAAAACGGATCTCCATATCGTTTACTTTCCATAAATAACGGTGCTGCTAGAGCCCACGGTCCAAGCACACCTGACCTATCTATGATCTCAAAACTATACTTATCCCACTCCATATCTAGAGACTTTCTGTAGTTCTTATCTTCTGGGCTTACCCCTGGTAACGCCCATGCTAATCCTACCTTAAACCTTTCTCTAAGGTCTAGCCCTAACATACTTAACGGCAGTAAGGTACTAGCGGCTAGTAACAGAGGTAAAGTTGCAGAGTTCATACCCGCACCTTCTCTTACTCTGCTGCTAGACTCTCGCATTACACCACCAACTATATTTTTTCCGTATGCGTAAAAGAAAGACTTAAGTTGCCAAACTAAAGCTAACCTAGGGTCAGAAGCCCACACTGGTCTTTCAGCAGCATTTGGTCTAACGATAGACTCATCTACAAACTGAGCTAAAGCCAACTTAACTTCAGGATGTGCTTCTACATTCTGTGAGTTATTCCAAGCTTTTATCTGCGCTGGTGTAACATTGAGCTCTTTTAGAAAACGTTGCGACCTTACATCACCTTGGTCTGCTCTCATCTGATGTTCCATTAAGAACCTACGTCCCATACCTGCAGCAAATATTCTTGTAAACCTTGTGTACCACTCTAAACCTGTGTACTTAAAAAACTTCTCAGATACGAATTTAGCATTCTTGCTCATAAAATCTAGTTCACCTGCATTGATATACATAGTATTTATAGCATCTGTAGATACCACGCCTATATCTTTTGCAAATCTAGAGGCTTCCTCACTGTTTTGAAAATAAGATTGGAGCTCCCTACCAAAGTTACCAAACGCACTAAACTCTTTTGACCTAAGAACAGGCCCAGCAAAGTCAGGTAAAGACGCAAACACAGCGAACGCCAGGAGCGTTGTAATGTTTGCAACCAAGCCCCAACTATTAATAAACCTAAAATTAGCACCCATGTTTGGATTGACCCTGCCCATGATTGCATCTACAGCATCTATAGCATGTCCTTGTTCATTTTCTGATAGCTGGTCTATAAGCTCTTGTACTCTTTTAGCTCCACCACGTTTGTTGAACTCTGAACGTTTTATACTGTTGGATAAGTACTTACGAACCGCTATTGCTGGTTCTTCTAATAGTTGAGCATCTCTTAAATCTTTCGTACCTATGTTTTTAAACAACTCTGCTCTTTTTTTAGCTAATCCTAAATTAAATCTACCTTCACCATCCGTTTCGTTACCTTCCAACAGAGCATTTGCTGGTTCTGCTATTAACCCTTGTACCACTTCTCTTGCTACTTTCTCTGTAGTGTTAGGGTTGTTTTGTACAATTAAATTAACTAAGGAATCCTGTAGAGCGACGTTTTCACTAATTTCGGCAACAGCTATCAATCTAGGGAAATAATTTTCTATCTTTTTATTATTAAAAATAGCACCTAAGTTTTCTCTATCGTAGAAGTCAGAAAGCCATTCTCTTACTTGTTTAGCTTTTTCCCCTAACTGTTCGGTAGGAATAGTATCGTTCTCAGCTTCTAATAAGATAGCTTCAGCTTCAGGAGTTATTTGTGCTACATCATCTAGCTCTAATATAGCGCTAAGTTTATTAACTTCTGCGTTAGCTTTTACGATGTTAGCTGTTAAGAGACCTGTGCCCCCTTCTGATTGACTAGCAGTGTAAAACATTGCAGCCAGCGCTTTACCTATATTTTTTTCTTTGCCTAGAGCTTTTAAGAAATTATCAGCTGGATAGAATACTTTCTTTAGATAAAGAGGAGCCTTAGTTGAAGGATCTTCTAATATTTCTATAGAAGCTTTTTTAAGAGACTCGAAGAAACTTCTTTGCGCTGCACTCTTGTAAGTTTTAGGAACAAAGTTATCTACCATAGCCCTTGAATAACGCCGTTGCTGATATGAGCCTTTGTTACGGGTACGGTCTACGAACCCATCTTTATATGTTTTAACTACGTTTTGAGCGTAGTCTGTAAAATCAGGATTAACTGAAAACCTCTTACTTATTTCGGAACCAAGACTCCTAAACGCATCCGCTATCTGTTTAGCAATACGTTTAAAATAAGACTCAACCCCATTCTTTGCTTTAACTTTTTCATTCCTAAGTTCTGCTAATAAAAACCCTCCTATTTTATCGGCGTACCATTCTTCATACGCATGTTCATTTCCTTCTTGATACGCTTCAGGGGCGTTAGGGGCATTTCTCTCAGCTTCAAAGGCTGCATATACTTTTTTACCAATCTCTGTTGTTAGACTATTAGTGACCTCTTGGTCAAATACAGCGTGACCAAATTCATGAGCAATGCTTATCATCGCTGCTCCCTGCTCAGCAGAACCAGCATTAGCACCTATTTTAACTAAAATTATGTTTTCTTTGCCTAACGATATAAACCTAGCTCGCTCTGTAGAATCATTCAGAATATTTTGTTGAGCTTTTATATAGTTTAGATTGGGTAAAGTGCTTTTTGTTAAAGGAAGTACCTCGTCAAAGTTAACGTCTGATGTAAATATTCTAGTTCTTTTCTTAAGTTTAAATCTATCCTTAGCTATAAAAGACAACTTACTAACAAACTGAGGGTCTCCTAGCCTTTGTGCTAAAGATGGGAATACATCTACAAACTTACCAGGATCTGTTCGTCTTGTGGTACTACCTAACTCATCAAATGTAGCAGCTTTGTATTCTTCTGCAGCTTGTTGCTCTGGTGTAAGAGGTGCAAAGTCTGTAGATTCTTCCGTCACTGTTCTAGCTGTTGCCCGTCTGTTAACTACGTCACCTGGTTTAAACCCCGCCGCTCTAAGTTCGTCTGTTAGCACTACCGCATTAGGGTCTCCAGCTCTAAGAAAAATTGGTACTTCACTTCTGTTACCTTCTACATCTGTAACAGTCTCTGTTCTCAAAAGCAGGGGTTCATTTTCGTCTACAAAGATTTGTCCTTCCTCAAACTGTACATCTGTTCGTTGTCTACCGGTAACTAACTCTGGAAACTCTGCTCCTTCAAACATACTAGAAGTCATAATTCTGTTCTGAGGTTCAGATATATTAGGGTTTATTTCTTCTTCAACTAGATTCTCTAACTCCTCTAAAGTTTCAATTTCGTTAATCTCTTCTTCAGTAATACCTAACTGTTGCAAAAGACCAGCGTCAACATCAAGAACTTTGTTTTTTAAACTTGCAAGTCCTGATGTTACAAAGCCACCGGTTGGTTGTAGTTGTTTGTAAGAATAGTCTCTACCTCTAGAACGATACACAGTAGCGTTTGACTGTTCGAAGGGTAGTGGAGTTCTGTTAGGGCCAACACCTTGTTTACCAGGAAAGTCTAACTTGTATTTTTGTTTTCCCAACTCTACAAATATCGTATTAAATCCCTCTAAAGCTCCTTGCAGTTCAGTTGATTCGGGCGAAGCAAGTCCCAATCTAGTGTTTATTCTCCTACCTAAAATAGTCAAGGCAGGCATATATACTGGCACCATTTTATATGGTTGTTTAGTCTGAGGATTAATACCTGGGGGCTGTATCTTCCACCCAGTAGGTTTACCACCCCTAAAAATTCTATCTTTTTCTGTTTCTATAGCTTCAGTTACAGCAGTAGGTATTCCTAGTCCAATATCTACTTGCCCATCCGTAGTATTTAATCTTTTAATTTCATACCTTACATTATCAGCTTCTGGATCTATGGCTTGTATAACATAAATATTATTAGGCGCTCTCTTTGAAACTCTTAAATAAGTCCTTAATAAAGCATCCGAGTAAAACCCACGATTTAACTCGCTGTTCATTCTGTCCGCATACTGAGGAAAGGCAGGAAAATAAGCTGCGGCATCTGTCTGCAACTGTGTATCTCTCGATGCTCCTCTAGACCAACCTTCACCTTTTTGAATACCTTCAACTGTTAATCTAGCATTTTGATTAGCCGACCTAATACCTGGCTCTTCTGAAATACCTGGAGTCTCAAATCGAAACGCAGCTAAGGCTTCTTGTTCTTCTTCTTCAGTTATACCGTCGTCTTGTACTACCTCGCCTTCATCATCTAACTCAAATGGTCCAGACCCTCTAGCCTTTGGTCCTTGGTTTCTCCTAGAAAGGTGATCATCTATGTCAACGCTGACTATGTTGTTGGACTCTGGGAATAGTTCTTTTGCTTTTGCTTTTACGTCTGCTTCTTTTTCAAGGGTTGTAGATTGGTACCATAATACATTATTAGCAGCATCTCTTACTTCTACTACTCTATCAGCGTCAGGTAGCCTACCATGTTCATACCCTAAAATATCTACGAGAACTTCGTCTTGTTTAGTACCGTCGTATAAAAACTCATCTGTAACCTCTTTAAATTTGTTTACTTTTGCGCCATCGGTACTAAACAGAAGTCCAGCGGACAGGTCGCCTGTATCCGCTGCAGAATGGTTAGGTATTTGATCTAATCGGGCTGCTAACTCTGGGTTTTCGTCTCTAACTTCGTTAAAAATACCTATGCTAGCTCTGTCTATAAAAATAGAATCTTTAGAATTAGTAGGGTCAAATATAGCTTCTATTTGAGCTTTTATCCATGCTTTAGGTTCTGTAGCTACCTGACCCAGTCCATCTTTTGGATCTATTCCGTACCTTTCTTTTAAAAAGTCATTGTATTGTTCTCGTCTATATCCACCTATTACATTTTCTCTAGCTTTATCTATAATCCTATTACCTGTTGCGGCATTTAAAGTACCAGCTACCGTTCCACCAGCCGCACCTATACCCACACCACCAAAGAAACCAGCAAATACAGCTTGCGCTCTATCTAGTTTTGCTTGAGCTCTACTGTAGTCATCATCAATAGCAAATTTTTGTTGAACAGAAAGTTCTTCTTGTATGCCTTCTGTTAGACCTTCTACAACTCCCGTTCTACCAGCACTTTGTCCTATTGCTCCTAAAATACGTTTATGGATAGGCCCCGATCCTTGTTTCTTAAGAACACCTGTCAGCCCTTTAAATACTAATGCTTCTGCTCCCACACCAACTGCAGCAAACGGAACACCAATTCCTAGAGATTGAAACGCTCGAATTGGATCAGTCATATCTTCTTCAGCAAAATTAGCAAACGCTATACCTGCGCCTTGCGGATATTCTTGAGCTACTGCACCCGCTACAGCACCGCCTTTAGCAGCAGGGCCAAACCTAAGTTTTTTATAAGATTCGTAAGACCCCTTTAAAAGATCTTCTTCATCTTTAGTAAGGGGCTGTTTTTTCATTTTCTTTTTATAAACTTTTTGAATTTCTTTTTTTGCTACAGTTTGAACTAGACCTTTTGTTACGCCTGTAAGCCCAACAACAGCAACCCCCGCTCCAGCTCCAGATACAGCTGAAGCCACACTAGCAATAGCAGAGGGCGCGAACTGCCCTGTTGCACTTGCTACTTGATTTACAAAACCTAAAGCGGTTGGGTTTTCTAGAAAATCATCAAACTGCTGTACATCCGCCATAGCCATGCCAGCTTCCCGTTCGTACCTTTCGGCTGCATAAAGATTTTTCTCTAAAGCATCTTGATCCTCCATGATGGAGTTACCAATGCCTTTAAAATACTGTATGTTAGCTGCTAGATTATTAGCCCCGGAAGAAACACCTTGTTTAAAAATTTGAATGGGGTCAGTTAGCTGTGCGCCTTGTGCTGCTTGTTCAGACTGAAAAGTGTCTTGTTCTATTTCTCCAGCAGAAGTTTTTGCAAATTCGCTGAAAAATGTATCATTTTCAATCGCCACACGACTACCTTCTTTTTGCCCTACTTAAGAGATAATTAGCCAGTTGTCCCTCACCAATAATTTCTGTAACGTTATTCCAAGTAATGCTTTCCTCAGCTTCGATTTGCCCACCCCCTCTAGTTCTTAAAAAGACTAATTCAATAGGCTTACCGTCAGGGCCAGGTTTGTCATACTTAATAGCAACATTATCCATAGTATTTCCTAAAGTATCGCCAGCTTCGCCCCTAAAAATATCCATGAACCAATCCCCGATGCCGGTAGAACCATACTTTCGTGCGCTTTCTAATAATGCTTGAGATAAAACCCCATCCATTAAAGCTTTTTCTGTTTGATCTAACTCATTGAAATTCCTATCTCTTAAGAATAAAGTAGTTCTAGGTTTTAACTGTTGTAAGAACTCAGCACTATCAAAACCTTTGTCTCCTGCAGTCTCATAGAGCTCTAGAAGAGACTTATATTCATCTCTTTGTTGAGTTGATAAAGTATTTCCAAATTTCTTTACTTCTAACGCTAGTTTATTTCTAGCAGTTTCAGCATTAGCTAGTTTTACTGGGTCTATATCGGGGTTACCTGTTTGCATTTCATTGATAAACCCAGAATATATATTAGCTGATAGCTGCGCATCTTTTTGCCCATTTTTATCAACAACAGACCAAGCAGTTATTCTAGCTATACTCCTAGCTTGATTATCTGTAACTGTTCCTTGTTTGACAGCATCAACCAATTCTTTTTTGCTGTTAATGTTTTTATCTTCTAAAAACTCCCTAACTTTAGCGACCTTGTCTGGATCAAGTTGATCGATTTTATCTGTATTAGCTTTATCGCTGAACCATGTAGTGGCTCCTTCTATATCTGTTGGTATTTCTGAAATATCAAAGCCTAAATCAAAATCATCTGCTGGACCTTTAGCTCCTTTTGGATCTTTAACAAAGAAACCTTCATCTACTTCTTGTTGTGTTGGAACTTCTTGTTCTGCGTCTTTATAAAAATCTTTTACAAACTTTCTTTTAGCTCTTAGTTTAAAAAGCGGTGCGTCTTTTCCTTCTTCCATATATCCAGAATCAATAAGCATTTGATCTGAAAGGACATCAATTGGGTCTTCTTTAAACGGAGCATTTCTGCCTACATTTGCTCTAGGGCCTCTGGGTTTTACGTTCATTAGAGCAGCTACAGTATCCTCACTTATTTTATATTTAGTAGCAAGCTGTTTAGTCCTTTCTTCGTCTATAGTAGTACGAGCAGGTCCAGTGACAGTTGCGGTATCATCATCTTTGTCGCCAGTAACCGTGGAAGGAGCTGAACCGAATAATGACTCAGAACGATCTATTACTCTAGTTTCTAATTCATCAACCTTAACATTTCCTCTATTTGGGTCTGTTTGTTTTATAGTAGGCCCAAGTTGAGCGATTAAGTTAGTTAAAGCAGCGGGATCTTCTTCATCCCTTAAAGCATTTACTGTAGCTTCTTGAGCTCTAACTGTAGGGCTATTAAAGTTTAAATTTTGTAAAATAGCTACAGCTGTGCCGTCTACTCCAAACTCGCCCATACTATTAAGCATTGCTCCCTCTGCTAACAGCTCTAAAGAAGCAGCGTCAATAAGGGCAGGATTATCGTTGGGGTTTGAAGTCCTATTTTCCGTCAAAGGTTCAATGCTACCATCTTCTTTTTTTATCTCTGCAATAAAATTAGGAGTTCCATCCCCAGCATCTACTACTTTAGGAAGATCCGCAAATGTGCCGTTTTTTACTTGATTATTTAAGTCCTTATAGTTAGCAGCTCCACTACCCGAAGTATTTATAATATCTAAAAGTAAAGCTTTAGACTCAGGGCTTTCATAAGCTTTTTTTATATCTACATGAAAATTACCTTGGTCATCTAAAGTATATAAACCAGAAGTTATAGCTCGATTATTTAATTCTTTTCTAGTGTTACGTCTTCTTGCCTCAGCAAGATTCATACGTTGTTCTTTACGAGCAAAAGATGCCTCTGCTCCTCCTAGAGCGCTCGATACTATTTGTCCTATATCTACTGCCATAGTTATATCCTAAATTGCAAACGCTAGTACAGCCGCGCTAGCCAAAGAGCCTCCTAACCCAATCATTTGACCCCTATGAGCTGCTTTTGCGCTGTTATACGCATTCCTTTTGTTAGCCGCCATAGACGAAGCATCTCCTAACCCTTGTAACGCGTTTCTATTTACGCCTTGTCCTATGTTTATTAAATCAGCGAGAGTGGCTTGATTAATCTCACGTTGTCCAATCCTAGCATTATTCAATAACCCCGTAAGGTTTGTAGCTGCGCCTAAATTCATTGCTTTAGCTTGTTCTTGCCTTTGTACGGCTGTTAAACCAGCTCCACCGTACCTTTCAATATTTCTTTGCTGTATTTCTCTAGCTATTCTAGCTTGATTAGCAGCGTCTACAGACGCTTGATCTACAAGACTAGTATCATCTTTAGTATCGATTAAGTCTTCTTCAAAAGCCCTGAAATCTCTTACATAGTTTTCGTAATCTTGACGAGTTATTTGAGCATAAGTTGCTTCAGGATCTGTAACTTCTGGAAGATTCGACGTTGAGAAATCTGTAGTCTCATTACTAATGTTACCTAACATCTGTCTAGTTAAACCTGTTACCATTAAATCATTCCTCCAAGGAACGGTGATGGTGAAGTTAAACCTTTTTGTTCTTGAATCTGTTGGTCAGCTTCTGCCCCATACGCTTTTCCCGTAACTGGGTCATAGTTTCCATATTGTCCTACTCTAAACCTACCTGTTAAACCTCCGCCAGCTGTCTCTAATCCTGCAGGACTAAAGAATGTGCCGCCCCCTTGCCTATTTTCAAGACCCTGACCAAGCAACGTACCTCCAACTTTTAAACCAGCCGCAAACCTAGCGTCCGCTACGGCTTGTTTATCCCTAGCCCTACTCAAATCACTTGTAGACTGTATGTTAGCCGCTCTAGATAAACCAGTTGTAGCATCTGCAGCTTGACCTCTTGCAGTGCCCAATACACCAACTTGACGTTGTCTTTTTGCTTGTAATGCTTGAAACTCTGCTTGAGCCTGTTGAGCTCCAGCGGCTGAAGCTAAATCTGCTGCTGCATCTACTGATTGAGCAGCTCTTAAACTAGGACTAGCAGAAAGAGCTTGCATGGTATCGGCTTGAGCTCTACCTTTTGCTGTTGGTGCAAAATCTTCAGTAGCAGCAAGATCACGCATTTCACGCAAAAGCGGACCATACTTCTCATTAAAATAATCTTTTTCTGCTTTTGCTACAGAAGCTTGAGTCTTCTCAGCCTCACTAGGTTTATAGTCTTGTTTCTTAGGTTTATTACTCATTTACTTCCTTCGTATAAACTCTTGTATTCAAGCTAAACCCTTGTTCTAACGCATACTCTTCCATCTGCGAAACAGAAGATCTAGCCTCTATATATCTACAGCCTGCCTTACGAGCAAGCCCTTCAAACCATTGTACATGTTTCATCCAGTTATGTTTACCAGTTTCATACACATACGCTATCCAAATTAATAAAGTTCGATCATCCGTAAAAGGATCAACCTCTGTACTAAGGACTAAAAACCCTATCGGAGATGTAAATAACTCTGCTCTACCATTAACACATTCGCTATATACATCTTCTGGCCTAAAGCTAAGGTTAGGGTCATCCGCTATTATTGATTCTATTCCTACTTTTACCTCATCCCAACACTGACGTATGTCTGTAAGTTTTGGTAAAACCAAAGTATCTTCACTAATAATCTATCTCCTTACCATATCTTCTATACCTTTTTCTTGGATTCAATCCAACTCCTTTATATTTAACAAGTCTTCTAACTCCTTGATCCCCAGCCCGAGCTCTAGCTTCAGCCTCTCGAACTTGTTCATCAAAAAGATTCCTATAATCAGCGGCAGCCCTAATATCACTCCACTCTCTAGCAGGGATTCGTAGTAATCTCCATAAGGCACCGAACACAATCCCATCCCTATAGTCTGTAGAAAAGTCGGTGTCTATATTGTTTGAAGATCGAGTCGGTTTTAGTGCCACACTTACTCTAAAACCATTAGTTTTTGTAGCGTTAGGTACTGGTGCTACATAAAAAAGATCAGGTGATTGTTGTAAGAAAACTTCGGGTATACCAGTTCTATCTCTCCAATCTGGATAATTAAGTTCTAGACTACGAGGACTAGTAGGGTCCATGTCCTCTCCATCATATGTCATCCATAAGATTTGATGGACATCCGTACCAGTGGGTTGATCAAACTCATATTCAAACACTCCACTTATGCTGCTTATAACATCTAACTCAACTACGTACGCTTTAGACTTCTCACACAGCTCAATAGTTGCAGAGCGCAAATTTGTTTCTACTAAAGTATCGGGACAACCAGGAACGTAAGGTAGTACTTCCTTTACAAGGGAATCAAACGTAGCCATATCATCTTCCTCCTACTACAGTTCCCGTATTGTTAGCATTGTAATCAAAATTAGGGTTGCTAATGTTTGAAGCAGCTGTTGATTGACCTAAACTGTTATTAAAAAGAGCATAATGTTGGTTAGACCTAACTGCATTACCTGCATACTCAGAATCTTTTAGGTATGCTTTGAACAAAACAAAATCCACTACGGCGTTTGCAAATATATCATCAATATCAAGAGTAGATGAAGTCGAACTAAAATCATCCGGTGTTTTAGAATAGACAATCTCTACATACGCATTACCAGACACACCAGGATAGACGTAATACTTCCTAGGGTCATCCTGATCAAAAGCGTAATGTTTTACGATAGTGCCATGGGCAGCATCCCCAGTTACAGTTGGGTCATTCCAATTAGGTTCTTGTGTATTAAGTATGTCGAAATCAACTATTCGAATAGCCCGACCTCCAGTAGCACTACCACTAGTGCCAGACATATTTCTAGTTATCTTTAATAAACGTAACCCATTAGTGGGAATGGTCTGTAAAGTACCCGTGCTTAACTGAACATTTGCCGTTAGAGCAGAAGCATCTGGCCTTAAATTAACAACCTCACGTTGCGCATCGTTTAGATATCTAAGAAGTTCAGCTTCAGACCACCTGACACTAGTAGTGTCTTGTAAGGTGTCTTGAACTCTAGTTATTAAATTAGCCCCCGTGAGTGTTCCCATGTTTTATTTAGTTAATTGCAGCCTTTAGTTCTTCTATTAAGTTAGCTTTAGTCTTACGTCTATCTAACTCAATACCTATAGTACGACCGTACTCTTCTAGCTGTATTTTTGTCATAGACTCTAAATCTACCACAGCCTCTCCAGCGGGAGCTTCTTCAACGGGTTCAGCCACTACAACTTCTTCCGTATCGTCTAGTTCTCTAGCCCCTTGTTGTAAACATAGAACCCCAAAATCCTTACCTACCACTTTAGGCACACCTGCCTCAAAAGAATCCGCATGTCCCCACGTAGATGCTACATATGTGTCTTGATCAAATACTACTTTCATAAATTACTCCTTAAAAAAATACAGGTGACTAACGTAATGCTAGCCACCTGTAAAATGTTATCACAATTAGAATGCGACATCTAATCTTATGACACCGAAGTCTTCAGCCTGACCTGTTACGTCAGAATTGTACTTAGGTTTCTTAAGACCAAAAATCTTACCAATTGAAATACCGTTTTGGTTTCCGTAGTCGAAAGTATCTTCAACTATTTCTGGAAGACCAATGTCAGCCATTGCAAGTGCCTGCGCACCGCAGAATAGACATGATGCATAATCAACATTAGCACCTGTACCACCTTTGTACCCAGCAGAACCAGCATTACTGCTTGATCCAGATGTAGCACCTGATGTGTTAAATACATGCCTAAACTCATGAACCATAACACCGTCAACCATTAAGCTAGAAGATCCAGCAAATAGTTCGTTGTTTGGTCCTCTGATACCAGCGCTTCTTACGTTTGATAAGAAGTCTGAATCGAGTTTAAGGTCAGCCATTACTTGCGGAGAAACAAAGAAATGATACATTTCTTCGTTGCCAGCACCTCTCATACCTCTGATGTACTGATCTTTAGCAAAAGCTTTTAGATCGACAATGTGTCTGTACTTCAAAGTATCAGAAGCAGTAATAGATGTAACAGAACCAGCGGCAAGATCATTACCATTGATTCTTTTGTGTCTATTACTTGTTGGTGCAGTTACATCACTATTAAACGTAAGATCCCCAAGGTTCTGTCCTGATGTAAGAACAGGCCTCAAAGCTCCGTTGTTTTTATTAGTGTATGCAATCCCAGCTAGCGATAAAAACGCAAGTTGGTCTATTCTATCAGCCATTGCATAAGCAAGTGCATCTCTAGAATGCTCACGGAAATTTACAACTGATTTTTGATCAGCCAATCTGCCCGAAAGCCTATTAGCAAATCTTAATTGATCAAGCTGTACGACAATGTCGAAGGATCTTAATGCCTCTTCATTACCTTCTAGGGTGTTGTCCCCAACAATACCGTCACCGGTCATGTCAGCAAGAAGTGTTAACACTGCTCTTGCTCCTTTCTCGGATTGAGTAAGTTCAGAAATTTCCTGAACCATGGAGTTAGGTCCGCTACCTGCGAATTGGTTAATGAAAGACATATTCCTAGCAACACGCCAGAAATCACGAGACCAGATGGTGAGCTGTTCACTGGTCAACGCGCTAAAGTTAGTATTAGCCATTTATATACCTTTATAATTAAAGTTAACCAGTCGCTATATTCTGGGGCGACTTTTACCCGTCTACCCTTTATCGTTGGGAAACGTCTACGTGATTGTAACGAACACGAGCTCGATCATGTTTTACGTCTTGATTGACGAGTAACGTGTTTTACCTCCACGACGAGGGCTAAATATCGTTTTAGCAAACGAACTTCTATCTTAGCTTACCCAAAATCCCCACGCAACCTTTTAAGAGTTTCTTCTGGAAGCGCATTAAACTCTTTTTCAGATAATTTATTAAGATCAACTGGTTTATCACCTCTTTGGGCAGCACCTTCTCCTTTCATAGCAGGGGGTTGTTGCTGTGAAGCCTCTATTTTAGCGCTGACCTTAGCAGTTTGTTTCTTTTTATTGAGTTCTGCTACTTTTGGATCGACTTTAGGAGCTTCTGTTTGTAATAATTCTGGTTTTTGTAACGTTAGAGTAGTATTAACAGCTTTTTCTAGTGCGTAAGCACCATCATACCCTTGAATCATAAAGGCATCACGTAAATCTAAGGCTTCTTTTAACAAATCAGGGTCATGTTCGGCACTATTTACATCAAAAATAGGATATTGAGCCTCTAATTCAGTAGCTTTAGCTTGTAAAGACTGCGCTTCAGTAGATTGTTGAATGTTTTGAGTAGTAGTTTGTTGTACCTCAAACATAATTTGTTGTTTTTCAGCGTTTCTTATCTCAGTTCTTAAAGCAATAGCTTTTTCTGACTCGCCATCTAGCACAAATTGCTGATATTCAGCCTCTTTTGCGGCAAAATCATATTCTGGAGCTTCAGTTACAGCTTCAACTTTAGCAGTTTGCAGGTCATCTAGCTGTTTTTGCAAAGCTTTTTGCTTAGCTAACACCTCATCTAACCTAGATTTTGGCACCATTGGTGCTTTTTTCTCCTCTACTGGACTAGGTTCCTCTTCAACTTGTTGTACATCTCCCTGTACAGCTTCCTCGTCTGCTGTTTCTGGTTCTGATTCAACTGAACTTTCTGCTTCGTCCACTGTTTCTGTTTCTGTTTCGTCCTCAACTTCCTCTGGTTGAGCTTCTTCACTCTCAGCCTGTGGTTCTTCTGTGGTTTCTTCTTCAACTTCTTGCTCCTCCGTAGCAACAGGATCTGTATCCTCGGTTGTTGTATCTTCTGAAAAATCTAAATCAACTGTAAATGAATCAGTTCCTTGTGGGTCTTTTTTATCCCCACCAGGCATAGAATCAAAAACTAAAGTATCTTCAGTTGCATTTTCTGTTGTGGTTTCTTTTGCCATATTTAACTCCTATTATTAGTTGGCTTCATAGCAGCAGTGGCTAACCTTGCCGCTGCTGATGTATCACTTTGGTTCTTTCTCATTTCATTTGTCATTGAGGACAACTTCTCCCTTAAATCGAGCTCTTCTCGTTTCGTTTGAATTTTACTCTGTAGTTCTGCAATCTTCAACTGTGGATCGACTTCGGCAGATTGTGCTTTAGCCATATTAAGTTGCGCTTGAGACTGTAAATTCTGTACTTCTGCTTCCATCTTAGCAATTTCAAGTTGCGTGCTTCTAATTTGAGACTCAAGTTGGAACTGCTGTAGTTGCAGCTGCTGTTCAGTAGGTTCAGCTGTGCCTTGTTGTCTTCTGATACGATCTGCAATCTGAGCTTTCTGGGATAAATGTGAATACTCCACGATCATATCATCTGGTATAGGTACGCCTGCTTGTCTTAGCTGTATTGCTTCTGCAAACTGCACTTCATCAAAAGTATCTCTAGCGGGCATCGTATCTACCACAACATCATACTCTCCTATAGTAAGATCATTGACGATAGCACCCTCTGGGGTCATAGCATTTATCGGAACGGGTATACTAGGTTTAAACGGATCAGACTCATCAGTAATTTGTATAAGTCTTTCCTCTGTGTAGTACTGTTGTATAAGTTGTAGAATTTTTTCTGCAAGATACTGTCTAGTTTTAGTTAAATTATCTAAAGGCACTTGTATCATCAAGATACCTCTATTTTGTTTTTGTTGTATGGCTACACCAGAAACCTCTGGTCCATCTGTACCCAACATAGAATCGGATACACCGCTAATCTGTTTTATATTAGCAGCAGCTTTTTGCCCCAATCTATCGAGACCAGTGGGAATCTGGTTTGGTGGGATTTTAGCGGGGGGACTAGAACCTCGATTATACTCGAGCACCAAACCAGTTTCCGCGCCATGCTCTTCCAAATCATCTGCGGTCATACCCGTCAATGATCCTGACTCAACTACCCAACCGCTGTTAGCAGTTGTGTTTACAATGTGCAGCTCCTGGGAACTAATTTTGTTTAACTGTTCTTGTGGTGAGATTAGATTACGCACCATACCAAACGGCCTACCTCTTCTGAAATATGGAAAGTAAGGTACTAAAGTGAAATGTGCATAAGGAGACCAATCATCAAATAACACCACTCTGTCTGCTGTTACTGTCCAACGAACCTTCCGGACTTTTTTAGATACTATGTGTAAGCCAAAATCATCAGCGAACTGTTCTCTTTTTTTCTTACCCCAATCGTATGGAACCTGACGCTCATCTCCTGTAACTGGGTCAACATAAAACATGCAGTCTTTTAATTGGTAGTATTGACGCTCTATTACTCGAACAGACCTTACAATTCTAGCCTCTTCTGGGTTGTATGCGTAATTACTAGAGTACTCATGTTCTTCAGTATCGCCGTACCTCTGCTCTTGATACTCCATAGAGTCCCCACCGTAAGAGGTACCCATCTCAGAAATCAAACGCAGTTTGTCAGCTGCCTTCTGGCTATACTGTTCTTCTATCTCATCTAAGCTCATCCACTTAGTTTCAAAAATTTCAGTCCAGTTACGTGGATCGTAGTCCTTAGCATCTGGATCAATAATAATATCTAAAGGATCTTTAGCAGTTATTCTTACTTCGCCTTTGTAGTTATCTGAAAAATCTACACGTACGTCGAACCAACCGCGATCCTGTATAAGTCCATCAGCGAACACTTGCGCTTCAGTCCAGTCTAGTTTGTTGTTGTCCGCCACCTGCATGTAAACTTTTGTAAGTACATCAGCAATTTCTTGCATACCGCTGCCACGAGGCTTGAACTTAATATCAGCTCTACGTGTACTTTGTTCGCCCAGGACTGTATTGATTGTAGGTAAGATTGTATTGATTGTAAGAGCTGGTCGACCTTGGTCATCTAACGCTGCTACATCAGCCGCTTCCCATTGCTGCCCTCTGTAATACTGGTCACACTGCTGCGCGATCTCCATGTAATCATCATGCCCCGCGTCCCTAGCTCGAGTGTACCTCTCCCAATTATTTCTAGCTAGATTCTCCTCTTCCGCCTTACTTAATGTTTTTTTCGGTTTTCCGTATGCCATTATGCACTCATTGACGTTTTACGCCTCGTTGGTTTAGCTATATATTTTAGTCTATCTCTCCATGAAGGGATATGCTCTTCTTGTTCAAAATACGTAGAGAACTCTGTCATCATAAGACCAATCCACGCAAGGGCATCAACTTGGTCATCATGAACCCCATTCGGGAAACGCAACAACTCTGCAACCAACGGACCAGTCCAAACCGCATCTTTCGGAAAGTATACCATGCCTTGTTGCATTCTACCCTGAATAGCTCTTGCTCTTGCTTCTTTATCACGTCTGCCTACCTTCAGATCTTTAAAGTATGCTTCATACAACCTACGTTCTCTAACCCTCTT